CCCGCCCGTTGTCCGTCTCAAAGCGCAGCACATCGTAGAGCGTCTGGCCGCAATCGACCTCGCTGTCGTCGTCGGCCTCCGTGAACCGCAGGTGCCTATTGCAGTCGCAGGCGTTGTTGTTCTCCAACCAATCGAACAACACCAAGTCTGCCGACCGTTCGTCGTCGGCAGTCGCGTCGAACCATTGCGACCACCGCTTTTCACCGTCGGATTTCCGGCAAATCAGGACCCGGTACTTCATTCTGCGGCCTCGGCTCTTGGCGGTCGGGCGTCGTAAGACCCTGCCGTGTTCTCGGTGATGGTGTACCGGGTGCGCTTGAGCCAGTTCAGCACCAATTCGACTTCCTCAATAGAGGCGTCCCGCTTAATGCTGTTGGCCCGGTGCGAGATGACCGCAACGTTCCCCGGAACATAACCCAAGCTCGGCACGATCTTGTCCAGCGTGGGCGAGTTGTCACTTGGGCCAATCCTCCCGACGTTTCGCCGCAGAGGTATCCCCAACACCGGGCAGACATCTGGAATTGCCACATCCGCAAGACTTATCGTGCAGGGATAGCCGCCCTTCTTTGCCCGCACCCGCGCGCCGTGCAGGAGGTGCTTGGCCGGGTCATCAATCCTGGCCTTCTTTGCCGCCTCGCGCTTCTTCGCGCCATTTGCCTCGTAATACTTCCGGTAATACTCCGCACGATGCGCTCGGAAATGCTCCTCGTTTTGCTGTTCCCACCGGCGCTTGCGGGCATTAACTGCCTCGCAATTGCGTGCTCGATAAGCACGTCCGATCTCCGCAACACGCTCCGGGTTCGCCTCACGCCAACGTCGAGACTTCTCCCGGTTTTTCTGCCTCTGTTCTTCCGTGCTCAACATCACGCAGCCCTCATGCCAGCGCCATCATCGACAATCAGGAAGCGGGTCTTCTCCTCAACCCATCGGCCCTTGATTTCGCCGGGCTTGCCAATCTGGTTGAAGTAACGGGACTTCACCACGCGGATGGTCGTGTCGGCATCCACTAGGTTCTCCCTATGCACCACGATTCCAATGTCCGCCTTGTTGGAAAATTGGGCGGAATCGGCAATGTCCCAAAGCCCCGGTATCGGATACGTCCCGTCCTTGGACCGCAGCATTTTCGCGGGATGCGCCACAAGAATGAGATGCACGCGGTACTTCTTCGCCAGTTTTTTGAATTGCTTGATGGCGAAGCCAACATACTCCGTCATGGACATGCCCTCCGGCCGGTCCTCGTTTGACATCTCGTTGAACGGGTCGATGACGACAATATTGGCGTCAAACCGAATGATGGCGGCAGCGATCTTCTCAAGTATCCACGCCAACGTGGGGTCATCATCCTCGCCTGGAACGATGAACGCGAAATGCCGGTCAATCCACTCGTCGGCTGCCGCTCGCTCGTCCGGCGACATGGCCCGTTCCATCTTCTCGGCATAGAACGACCGAAGCGCCCGCCGATGATCTACCTGTGGCGACTGCTCAAAACTGGCAAATACCGTGGTCCACTTCTCCCGCTGCGCCATCCGGCAACAGACCTCGTTAACGAAGCTCGACTTGCCGTGACCCGGCAGGCCGGTGACGACCGCGAAGTCTCCCTTGCGGATGCGGTAGTGCTCCCACAGGCCTACCATGCCGATGTCGTATGCCTTCGGCTGCTCGACCGGCGGCAATTCGGACATCCGGTAGACGCCCTCGACCTTGAGCCATTGCGCCCGCCGGATGCTCTCCTGGACGCCCCGGACGCCGAACAGGCGCAGGGCGTCGTTCAGGTCCTTGCAGCCCTTCGGGTACTGGACCCACTTGCAGCGGTGCCGCCCAAGCCGCAGCGACAGGTCGTGCAGCAGGTTCGCCCCCGGCTCGTCGCCATCGACGGCAAGGATGATCTCCTTGCACTCCCGCAGCAGCGGCTCGACTTCCTCAAGGAAGGCGTACTTCGGCCCCTTCCCCTCGACGGTCGTGGAAGGCGCCCCGCCGGGGACCGACACGGTGCGCGGGAAGCCCGCTTGCAGGGCCGCCACGGCGTCCAGTTCGCCCTCGGTGATGATCAGCGGCTCAAGGGCAAGCGTGTCGTCCCGCAGGCAGTCCACGTTCCACAGGATTTGCCTGCCGCCCGCGTCCTGCGTGAACCGCTTCTCGCCCGAAATCGTCCGGTACTTGGTCGCGACCCGGACGCCTTGATCGAGGAACGGGATGCCGATGCAGTCACCAGGCAGCCTGTCGGACGCGCCGACGCCAAGCCTCGCCAGCAGCTCGGGATCGAGTCCGCGCGCTTCCAGGGCCGCGATGTGGTTGGGCGTGAAGGGCCGCAGAATCGCGGACCCCGCCCTTCCATCCGCAGTGCCAGCAGTTCCAGACGATCCCGTCGTCCTTGACCGTGACTGAGAGGCACCGTTCTTTGCTGTGTCTGCGTTCATGTGAGCACCGGGGGCAGGTCGTTCGTTGGGTTCCGGGCGCTATGCGCCGAAGTTGGATGCCGTGCTGGGCAAGGGCGGCGTGCATCAGTTCCAGCCGACCACCTTGCGTGGTGGCTCCTCTGCCGCGCCGTTGCGGTAGTTGCCCTCGATGACCTTGCGGAAGTTGCGCGGCTCCAGAACCCAATCCAGGCGCAACTTGAACTCGCGGGATAGCCACTCCGACGCCTTGGCCTCGGCAAGCATCTGCCGCCAACCGTCCACGCCATGCTCTGACAGACGCGCCCGCAGTTTGACCTTGCGGTCGGGGTCGAGGTTTCGCGGTGTCGGCCAGTTCATCTCCTGTGCCGTCATGACGAACTCGGCGTAGGCGTTCAGAACTTCCTCATGCTCCGAGTCCGACATACTCGCGCGAGCGTCTTCCCTTCCCTTCCCTTCCTTTCCTTTCCCTTCCTTTCCTCCCTGAGCGAGCAAATCAGGATTTGACGCGTGCAAATCTAGATTTGACGCGTGCAAATCTGGATCGGGAAGCGTGCTTTGCGCCTCCCTCGGATTAGGCTTCTGGTGGTCCAAAAACGTCGGGATGTAGGCGAACTCCCCACTTTCCCCATAGACCACAACCAACTCACGCGACCGCAACTCCAGGCACACCTTGTCGATGTCGCACTTGTCGTCAGGCAGATACCGCCGCTTGAAGGCATTGGGCGACCACTGGAGGCGCCCCTCGCGATCCGCCTCGCACCACAGCCCGATGTAGAGCAGGCGCGCGTGAGGACTCAGGGCGCAGATGTCGTCGCTGGTGAAGAAGTCCGGCTTGATGGTCCTAATTCTTGCCACGGGCGGCCTCCTGCTCCTTATCGGCCAGCAGGCGCTCGCGGATGCGCTCCACGACCTCGCCAAGGGGCTGCCACGGGTCACACAAAGCGCGCTCTTGGCGGCGGTGACGCCGGAATTGGACTCTGATAATGTTGTCGTCAGTCATTGGCATTGCCTCCTATCGGCTGCCGGTGATTAGGGATCGCGGGGCGTTCCAAGCGCCTCGTGGTCCCGCCGTCAAAATGCCCGGAAAATATAGCACTTTCGCGGTTGCGCGGACATGGGGAAACAATCGCGCGGGGCATCAGTTGAGCGGCCCGTTCCGGGGACTGCGCGCATACTCATCCGCCGTTTCGGTGAGCGCCATGTGGATCGTCTCGATGATGATGTCGCGCTGGTCTTCCGGCTGAAGCAGCACCAATTCCGCGATGATGTCTAACAGCGACAGAAGCACCTCGCGATCAGACACAATGCGGTCCGGCCCCTTTGCGGCAGCCCTGAAGTCGTTAATGACTTGGGCCATGTGGCGGCGCAATGGCGTCATCAGTTAAGCCTCATCCGTCGCTTCCGGGTGGTCCCCTCGTCCAGCGCAGCCTTCACGGCCTCGCAAACGTCAGCGCGGTCCTTGTATGGAAGTTGGTTGATCTTCGCCGCCATCTCGGTGGCAAGGCCCGACAGGAACTCAGACAGCATCACAGGCTCGCCGGATGCCTCCCTAAGCGCGCACCACTTGTTGCAGAAGATCGATACAGCCTCGGCAAAGGTCAGGCGGTCACTCATGTCGGCGCTCCCAACCCGGCGGCAACCTTCTCGCGCACCACGGTAGCCAGCGGCACTTGGCGCAGGCCCGCCTCGGCAACCAGCCTGCGGAAAACGTCTGGGTCGAAGATCACGGAAAGCCTGGGCGCGGCGCGATGGCCCAGTTTGTGACCCCTGCTCCACTCGCCCCTGGCGGGCTTTCGTCGGTGCGCGTGCGGCTTCATGCGACCTCCAATAGCGACAGGTTCACGGGCCGCCGCGTCCATACGGCGGGGCATTGCTGGGCGTCCCAGCGGGCGACCATCTTGTCGGCGGACTTGCTCGGCAGATGGTGGTTGCGGGCAACGTCGGTCGAGTCGAGCGAGGCGAACGGGTAGATGGACCCGGCGAGGCTCATGCCGCGCAACATGTGCAGCCAGCACGGCGGCGGACCGTCGCCACAGATGGCGTTCATCGCCTCGACCATGCGGTCGTGCCACAGAGCCGACCCGACCACGCGGTACTGCGCCGACGAGCCGATGCACACGCGCGGCCAGACGCCCGCCAGCCGCACCAGACGGTCGATGCTCTCATGCATGTGCCAAACAGGTGCGCCCCGGTCGCCGTGCGGCCATGCCAGTACCAGTTCGTCGTTCGCGTCCTCGTCGCCGTCGATTACGTCGGGGATCACCGCCCATGTGGTCTGGTAGGCCAGCCACTTCTCGGACCAGCGGTAGTACCCATCCCAATCGACCGCGCGGCCAGCTGTCCACGCGCTGAACGCACCGTTGTCGAGCATCACGCTCTGGCCAATCTTGTGGACGTACTCGACATCGCCCGGCGCGGCGTAGGAGACACAGAAATGCCGTCCTGCCAGCGTATCCAGTACGCGCCGGGGCGTGATGGGCGTGCCGTGGTAGTGGACGGTCAAACCGGCGGCCTCCGGTACAACGCCCGCAGGATGGTCAGCAGGTCGTCAGCGGAAAGAACCGCCACCCACTCCCGACCGTTCTGCCGGTGAAACACGCAAGGAATATCGCCAGCACGCCGGTCCTGCTTGGCCTGCTCAAGCGCGGCGTAGAGGTTGAAACGCTCGGTGCGCTTCACCTCGATAAAGACCCCATCAATGTCGTGCCGGATGTCGGGCGAGTCGGGCGAGCCGGAATGCTGCTGGCCACGCTGCGCCTGGAACCCGTGGGCGCGCAGGAGTTCAGCCGCTTCCCGTTCGCCGCGCTTGCCCTTGTCTCGCGACATGCGGCCCATCAGGCGGCCTCCGCTGCCAGGATGGCGCGGCCAATCAGTTCTGGAATCTGGGGAACGACGGCGTTGCCTAAGCTTCTAAGTCGGTCCACCCGATTGGGAACCCCATGAGCCACTCGACCCACGGCGGGTTCAACGCTCCACCAGCAATTGTCGCTAACGTCGTTGAGTTGCGCGCCAATTCGGACGGAGACTTCCCGTTGTCCTTCCAATCTCGAGCTGTTGGCGTCGGAACGTGAAGGACGGCTTCGGACAGATTGGCCATTCCTGTCTGCACACGCTTCAGTGTTGCGGCAGACGGCGTGCGCGCCCCTTTGGGGCCATCTGTCGCCCGCAGTGTCGGCCACATCAAATACCGGGCCTTGGCCGTTAAGCCGTGCGCCCGCTCTGTTGTGTTGCTTCCGCGCCCCTTCGCTGTTGGGGTAGGCAACAACCCATACACGGTCCCGTTGGTGAGGGGCGCCAAGGGCTGATGCTGGTATGCCGTTCCATTCAGCATCGTACCCGACCTCGGCCAAGTCTCCGAGAACTCGGCCAAACCATGCTCCAGGCCGCTCAGACGGGCCACTAAGCAGATTTGCGACGTTCTCCACGATGAGGAACCGCGGTCGTAAGTCGCGAGTAAGTCGGGCGATTTCTGACCATAGGCCGCTGCGCGTGCCGTCAGCGATACCCGCCTGCTTTCCGGCAATGCTGATGTCTTGGCAGGGGAATCCGCCGGTAATGACATCCACGGCAATTCCGTCTGCTGCCAGGCGCTCGGCGGTGAGTTCTCGGACATCTTCGTATTGCCTCACGTTGGGCCAGTGTTTCGCCAGCACGCGGCGACAGAACGGGTCAATCTCGCAGAAGGCGACCGTCTGGAAGCCTCCGGTCCTCTCAAGGCCCAGCGAAAAGCCGCCGATACCGGAAAACAGGTCGAGTACTTTGAGCATCACACACCCAACCGCAGCGCATCCGTCACGGCGTCCTTGAGCCGCTGGAGCGCCGTATGGGAGCGGGTGGCGTTGTATCGCTGCTGGGCCTCGACCTTGCGCTGGAGGGCGCGTCTTTGGCGCAGCGTCAGGCGCGAAGGTTGGCGGCGGGCGGGGCTGACCGGCCTCGGATTTCCGGCGTCCCCGTCCCGCACACCCGGCTGGTGTCTGAAGTCAGCCGTTTCTCGCGCAAAGAGTTCAGCCTGCATCGCGGCGACCCTCCATGATTTCGATCAGCGGCGGCGGCATCAGCGCCCGCATGACCTCGCCCACGGCCTCGGTCGCCCGCTCGCAATCAATCGTCAGTTGCCTGACCTGCGCCTCCAGCGCGCTCGCCACGGCCAGCCGCCGGTCCAGTTCCGCCCGCAACTCGTCGGGCGTCATTGCGTGAAGTGGCGAGGAGGATGGCAGCGTCATTGAGTAGCTCCTGGCGCTTCATCTGCGCCTTTCTCAGGTCGTCCAAACGCGAACGCATACGCATGTATTCGTCGTGGTCGATGCGGACCTTCTCGCCGTACCAAATGCTCTTGGTCCGGCGCGGCGTGAGGCCGAAGAACGCCCCTGCCCTCCGCAGCCACGAATCGCGGGTGTCGCTGTGCTGCCGGGGGACAGCACACAGGAAGTCGCGGACCTCATGCTGGTTGGCATGAGGAAGCAGCCCGATACCTGGACGCCTCTTGGAACCCTGACCGCCGCGATTGCCGCCAAGCTGACGCGCGGTCAGGCCGAATTGGAAAAATGCGGCGGTCCCGCGTTCCCTCCCCAGGGAACGATGCGCGCTAACGCCGGGACCGCCGCTGAGTACCCGCGCCGTACCAGCCGCCACAGGCAGCCCCCTCTCGGGCGCGGGGTGGAAGAAGTTGGGGCCGCCCCGAGTGCAGGGAGGATGAAGGGCGGCCCCGTTCGTCGCGGGCAGGGGGGAGCCAACACCGCGACGAAAGCGAATGTCATCGACTACCGCGAGCGCCCCGTTCTGCTCGCGGCATGGGGAGCGCATCAGTTCGCCCCGTATGGTGCGCTCCCCAACCATCCTAAGCGGCCTCGCACATCGGCGCGGCGGGGGCGTAATCCGCGTACTCCGGCCAGCGCGACTTGATCTCGGCAATGGCCCGGTCATGCACCGCCCACATCACCGGATCGTTCGTCGCCAGCAAATGCTGCGCGTTGCGGATCGCGTAGGCGGCCGACGTATGGTCCCGATACGAAAAGATGCGGCGAACCCGGTTCAGCGGCGCGTCGGTCAACGTCGCGACGAGGTAAAGCGCCATATGCTTGGCGGACGCACCACGCGGCGCCCGGTGGGCCAGGACCTGCTCGGTTGTGAGGCCCGCCGCGCGAGCTACCACCCCGGCTATCGCCTTGACGCGCGCGGTCATGTACGGCGGCATGGCGTGCGACGTCTTCCGGGCGAACGGCATCTTCTTGATGCGGTCGTGCTTCTCCACGCTTGGCGGCTTGTAGCCCGGCGGCTTCTTCTCGCCCATGAAGGGGTTGGTCCGGTCGGCAACCGCCAGAACCGACCGCTTGGGCAGGGGTGGCAGCGGCTTAGACATGACAGGAAACTGCGCCAGCGCGGCGGCACTCGCGCCCCGCTTCTCCATGCTGGCCCGCAGCGCCTCGCGCTTGGCGGCCAATTCGGCGGCGATACCAAGTTCCTCGATGGCCATTTACTCCCCCGTTTCGACGTAGAGCAGGACGCAGCCAATCAACCCGCAGGCGATGGCGAACAGGATCAGCCCGTCCATCAGGCGGCCCTCACGCGGCGCAGGAACGGCGGGATTTCCAGCGTGTCGGCGTCAGTGTCGAGCGGGCCGGTCGCTGCGCCTTGTCCATCGGTTGCAGCTTCGGCAATAGGACCGGCTTCGGCCCGCTCGACTTCGTGGACCTCGCCCGTGGCGGGGTCGTGGTCCGTGTCATTATCCGTGGCTTTTGGCACTGCCTTCGCCCGCGCGATCTGGCGGGCCATAGTGCGCCTAGAAACGCCTGCCGCTTCGGCGGCCTCCTCATACGTCCGCTCGCCCGAAGCCGCTTCCTTGGCCAGATTTCCGGCCATTCCAAGCGCGACCTCGTACTGGGCAACCAAGTCGTCCTCGGTCTGCCGGTCGGCGTCCTTCATCCGGCGCCTGGCAATGATCTTGCGGACGGCCTTCGGGTCGAACTCGCCCGCGTTCGCCGCGAACAGGTCGCGCTTCGACTTGGACAAGTCCTTGATGGACTGCTCAATGGCTTCCACGCCCTCGACCAGCCGCTTGAGTTTATCGCGGTTCATGCGGCCACCCGCTCAAGTCGGTTGGGCAACACGCCGTCCGCGATGATCGCCTCGATCCGTTCCCGAATCGGCTCAAAGAAGAAGATTTCGCGCAGACCGCCAATCAGGTTTTTCACCCGATGCTGCCGGAACATGAAATGCAACGATCCTTCTTCCTGATAATCGCCGCGAATTGCCCCCAACAGGTTGAACGCGACTCCGTGCTGGTTGCCCAGCGCAGCCAATCGCTGCGCCACTTGAATGGACCGGCCCACCTTGACCAAGTTGGAATCGTCCAGCCGCGCGAAGTAGACCCAGCACGGTGTGCGGCGCAGGTATATCTCCCGCATCGCACAGGCCCGCAGGTCGTGGCGGTAGGCCGGTTCCGACTCAAGGTCGCGCAGGGCAATGCCCAACAGGTCCATGTCGCGCGTGGGCGCGGCCAGAATGACCTTGATTGCCTCCTCCAGAACGTCGGGAGCCTCGTCCGCCCATGCAAATCCTGTCAGCGGCCCGACGAATTTGCGGCGGCGCGGATCGTCCGTCGGGATCAGGCGGGCGTCGGTCATTGCGCCCTACCCTTCTTGGGCTTGGGGCGCGGGCCGAACACATCGGGGCGCAGGTCGTGACGGCTAACGCCGGTCAGTTGCTCAAGACCAAGAACCCGCTCGGCAGGAACGCCAGCGCGCTTCCACTGCGTTACCGCCGCCGGGAAAATCCCGAAATGCGCGGCAATGGCGTTCTGGCTGCCCGCGTTCTCGATGGCCTTGTTCAATGCTTCTTGAGGAGTCATGGTCGCATATTGAAGCGCGCCTTAAACATCGTCAAGCATCTTTTAAGTGGCGCTGATTGGCCGCGTGCGCTGCACGTTGCCGGTAAGCGGTCCCGGTAATCAGGCATATTTCCGCTTTCCGCTTACCCTCCCTCCCGTGTGGATCGGGTATCGGTTTGCCTTACGGCCCGCGCTAACCGGCTATAGACGCCCTGCCGATTTGATGTCCGGGTGGCCTTCCCGGCTCCCTGCCCGCCAGACGCGGACCTACGGGGGGTGTGGCCTCTTGCGAGGCGGGGCGCTTGTCCTAGGGCCTGCGGTGGCCTCCAGGCGGTCGGAAATCCCTATTGGGCAAAGTTCCCGGCCGGTTCCATCTCCCCTACTCGTCTATGCCGGGAGAAGTTGCAGGAGCCACACATCTAGAGGCGGGAGTCGGCATGTGGTACAAGAGTACCGCGCGCCTCGCTCGCGCTTCCGGCTGGGGACTGCGGCTACAGACCCAGCCTTGAACGGCTCCCGCTTAACACCGGGGGCCGTTCTTTTTTCGTTCTACACCAGATTGACGCAGGGCGGAACAATAATTTTAGTCGCGCTTAGTTTTTGGCTTGACGGTTGTTAAGCGCGCCTTTACGGTTGGCTCCATCAGCAACGGGAGCCGACATGACCACCATCCCTGACACCGCACGCCCTGAGTGGCTGAAGCCGACCATGGCAATGGAATACGACCACGGCGTTCGCCTTGAGTCCGTTCGCCTGCGCTTCGGTCACGAGATCGATGACGTTCCTGACCAGTTGTCTGCCCGCAAGCGCGCCCTCTGGGCAGGCATCGTCGCCATCCGCTGCGGCGTCAACCTTCGTCCCGCCGAGCGTGCCGCGCGGAAGGAGGGCTGACCATGCACCGCCTCGCCACCATCGCCGTACTGACCGGCATCCTGCTGACCACCCCGGCTTGTGCCGCTTTGGTCGTCGGCTACTTGGTCGGAGACGCCATCGCCTCCGACAAGCGGATCGAGCAGTGCCGCGCGAACCTGAAGGCGATCAACGACCAGCGGATCGCCCGCAATCAGGACGTTTACCCGGATACCTGCAAGTGAGGGCAGCAGCCATGGACGACTTCACCCCGCTTTTCTCTACCCGCGATGCCGCCCGGCGCTACGAGCGCGCCAGGCTCAGGGGCCTCGCCAACCTCGCACGCGACAACCACGACCAGCTTCGGCGGTCGATGCTCGACCTCGCGGCGGCGCTGTTCAACCTCCAGTGCGACGGCCTGTCCGCCGATGCGTTGGACGAGATTGCCCGGACCGGCGCCGACGCGATCCGCAACAAGGACTTTGAGTTCCGCAAGGACATCGACGCTGCGGGCGAGTCGTTCGACCCGCTGGACCTGTCGGAGTTGGAGCATTTCTTCATCAAGCGGGAGGCCGCGTGATGGACCGCGCCGCATACATCGCCCCAGCAATGCTCGCAGCCGGTGCCGCGTGCCTCGCCATCGCGGCGTTCTGCAAGCCCGCTGCCGGTGCCGAGCGCGCCTACCAGATCGTCCTCACCGAGAAGCCGACCGCCGCCGAGCCGGACCGTCAGCGGACGTTCGTGATTTCGGAGGCATACGCCAGCAAGGACGAGTGCCTGATTACTTTGACCCGCATCCGCATCAAGGCGCAGGGC